CTGAAAAGAATTTTGGAGGTAAATCTCCTACGGAAATAAATGGAAAATTTGGAAATAATAAAAAATTTGAAAAAATTAAAACAAAATATTCAAACAACAAAACAAATTATCAATCAACTAGATTCAACAAACGAGACGATTACGATTTCAATGATGAAGATAGAGATAATGGAATAGACTGGGACCACAACGATGACCCTGAGAATTTCCACCAAGAACAGGACAAACCACTGATTAAGATACTGGATAATGGTAACGTAACGCGAGCCACCACGAAGCATCTCCACCAGTACTCTCAAGAAGAGATCAACTTAACCTTTGTATCAAAGCACAACAATCACGTATTCTTGTGTTCACACCAAGAAGGTGTATCGTTCTACAGCAGCCTAGGTTACAAAGCACAATTAAAAGGTCCAAACACGAATTTCCACTATGAATTTGCGCAAGAAAGAGCATATTTAGAGAATTATGCCATCATAAAATTCGGTATGTTTAACCCCAGGACTAACCGATTTAAGTATAAGATAGCTGACATATTTGCTTCGATAAGAACTATAGTTAATGGATTATCACTGAAAACAGGTAATATATTTAACCACAAGACGCAAGTTACCCCAAAAGATGTAACTCGAATGATTGATGCAGAACAAGCCAGAATACTTGACGACTCAGACTACAATTTCTGTAACTGCCAATTAGCTACACTCTGCGACCACATTAAGTCTTTTGCGCCAGATTACTTACTGCTAACCCATTGTATATACTACAATGTTGAAAATTTAATAACCAATTCAATCTATTCCTTGAATAATAAATACAAAGGGATACTTGTTATTGCTCACCTCTTTGACCCGTACTTAGCTAACGGTACAATAGATTATTGTGGGAAGGACAATGTGGTTTGGTCAAAATATAGGAAGGAGGACAAGGAATATGTTAAATTCGATGTAAAAGGTGATAGTCTATATGACCACCCAACTGTTTTTCCACACTTGTACAACACCCGCAGTTATTACCAAAACGGATGGACTTTTAATAAGATACTTTCTTTCGATGCTGTGAGTACACAACATGCACTCATTCTCATAACTCACGACAACTCCACCTTTTCTGAACTCCCTTTGTACGCAGTACCAACCCAAAAGTATGCCTACACCTACAAGAAAGAAAAGAAGCAATTAGTACAAGATTTGCAAGTAATTAACGGTAGGTATCGGTTGTTAGAAACGATGGACGAAATAGATGAGAATCAATTATACAAAATCGCCGCAGTTGACCCAAACAAACCTGACGTTCCATTATATATAGTGGTTAAAAAGATCAAAGGTATGATATACTCGAAGAAATTCACACAAACCGAGAATTGGGATATGAATTCCTATTACAGTTATTATGCCGACACTATAGAACAATCTACTGTTATCGACATTAAAGTCCTTAAAGAACTACAGATATCGGTTTTAGTTGAGCCCCCAGAGAAACTGACCATAGATTTCTTGATGTCAACTTATATACGCCTGTCGAATAGATCACGAGAAACAAGTTGCTTAGAAACTTTTGTAATAATAATGGGAGATGTCTACTTAAGTTGCGTTAAACTGATATTGCAAGTGCAACAACTACAGAGTTCTGTATTAACTGACATGCTAAAGAAAGTAAAAGCTGGTGTATTTAAGAATGACCAGTACACCCTCAAATCACTTATATCTAACCTAATAGGTACTACAGTTAAAGAAAGAGATATAGAGACACTACTAAACACTTCAACAGACAATTACTTCTTCCAAACGAGACCTACAGAGCCAACCACCACCATGCACACAGCTCAAGAGGTTATTAACAATACAATTGTAACAGGTAGCAACGCACTAGTAAGCACATTAATTAACACCAGTGTTAGTTTAGCAGATAAGATAGGAGAACTAATTGATGATAAACCTATCTTGAAGACAGGTAATTGTGTAAACCAGGAATTAATAAAGAAGTTGGTGTTAGACCCTAATTTAAAACGGAAATGTGACACCTACGATTCTAAATACGAGATGGCATTGTTATCCAACCGAAGCGTTAACTTTGTAAATTACGCACAGTCATTATGTGGAGCCAACCATAACAAGAAAGCAGTAAGGCAGATACTTACCACTGCTAAACAGAACAAAGTGATAGTTTATCATAATTGTAAAGCGTGCCTTATTATCTGCGCGATGAGATTCATGATGTATACCCCTATAACTAGCAACACTTTTGCTGAAAAATATATTCGTTTTATGGAAGTATTCATGCCTAGGTTATACACGATAGTAGATCGTTTGGTTTACTGCAGAATACAATGGTATAACGGCTTGATTAGTAGACAACAGAAAGAAGTGAGAGATTATGTACTTGGCATTAATGTGATCAGCCCTGATGATAAAGAACCACCAATATCAAACACATTGAAGATAGAGAAACAGAGTTTAGGCGACAAGACTAGGAACATAGGCGACCCAGGAGGATTCTTCAAATATCTAATTGGTCCAGTGTTAGATCGTTTGAACCAATTATTTAAAGAGCACTTACCACAATGGGGACCAGGTCACACTTTTAAGGATAAAGAAGCTATGATGAACCAAGCTGAAAGAGAAGGGTTTAATAGAGCAGTGTCATTAGACTTATCAAAGATAGATTGCAATCACAACCCCCTGTTCAGGATACCATTTAAGAAGATAATAGAGCGTTTGGTAGAAACCAACAAGATACACCATGTTAATCCAGAAGCCTTCTTAAAATTCACACTTTTAGATAAAAGGACAGCAGTGTATAGATTAAATGACAAGACGATTAATGGTTCATTTGCACACGAGGATGTATTAAAAATATCAGTCACGGATAAGTTAATATCAGGCATGTCATATACCACCTTAATCAACACTATCGGCGTCATTTCTATGAATGCATATATAGCCTATACACAGAAGATCAATTTCTTAGAGACTACCTCAGGTGATGACCAGACCATATTCATAGCTCAATCCAATGTAGATAAACTAATGAAAGGATTTGGAGAAGTGTATACTACAGAAGCAACCACCGATCGACCACATGGTATTGGTATGTTGGCTAAAATGGTGAATGTGGGACCTATATCCTCAGCG